AGTTGATCGTTCCGAAGCGGTCGGTTGTTGTCAGCCTGCCAGTGATGACAACGTTTTTGATGGGCCGCTGAGACACGCCAGCGCCATAGCTCACAACACCAGACTCGTTGTTACCGGATTGTGCGTAGGTGAACGTGGTGGAGTTCACCACAGTGATGGTCACGTCGTCCGTGTTGAAATCGGTGGACCCTGCGCCGGTAACGTAGACGTTGAAAATCGCGCAGCGCTGGCCGGTGCTGTACCCGTGCGCCGACGACGTGACAACTGTCACAACCCCGGAGGCCCGCGAGATGGAGCTGATGGGGGCGGTGGTGGGCGCCGAGTCGCTGATTAGGTGGAAAACACCACCAAGCACAGCGCCTTCTTCAAAATGGAACCTAGCGCCAGAGTACGAGCTATCCAGATTGATGCCGGTGGCGTAGTAACCCGGAGGCCAAACGACAACCTTCGTCAGAGATGCCTGAAGCATCGCCGTCCAGGCCGCCCCGCCGATTGCTTCCCAATTCGTGACGCCATCCGGCAAGATGCCGAAATCGGCGACCGATACCCGTTCGCGCTCTTTGTCTTGCACGCTGCGGCTGATGGCCCCCGCCCCCGCGGGGGTGTAATGCACAAGGTCCGCGGTGGTGTATCCCTGGGGCAGCGCCTGCTTGTATTTCACCGAGATGTTGCGAGGGTCCGCCGAACCGGCCGGAGCCGCGGGCGGCGCGCTGGTGAAAGTGAGGACCGTTCCACCGTTCCACGTGTAATCGACGCCTGCGCGCTGATCGAGGCCCCCGATGGACACGTCAAGGTTGGCCAACAGCCCTGGGTTCCCGGACAGTGCGAATTGAGTTGTGGACCCATTACCGGCAAACAGGTCCACCGCACTCGTGCCAAAAGCCACGATGCTGGCCAGCGTCACAGGGTCAATGTTCTGCAGGTTGGTGCCCGCCTCATTCCACCCGATGATTTTGTTGGAGGCCGGTGCCGGCAGAGTGGTGGTGACGCCCGCGGGCGTGCTCACCGAAACCTTGAGCGAGCGGCCCCCCTGCTCAATGAGCTGCTGCACGAGGATGGTGAGGCGGTCCAGAGCATTGGTCACCACGCGCGGAAAAAACCCGCCTTGATTGGTGAGGTCGGTGGGCTGCTTGGCCTCGACGTTGCTGGTGATGGTGAGCGAGTACCCCGCGGCCAGAGCGCCACCCGTGAGCGTGACCGTGCCGCCAGGGCTTGCGTCTTGGTTGGGGTTGAGCGCGACGGTGTAATCCGTCGTCAGCGCCAGCACCGTGTCGGTGCCCAGGCTTGCGCTCGTGCGCACCACGTACACGTCCGCGGCCGTGAAGACCTTGAACGCGAACGGGAACGAGGAGGTGGTGCCGTTGCCGGTGAATGGCCCGGCCTTGCGGGTGGTGGTCGAGATGGTCATGCGCGCAGCTCCGGGATGCTGCGCGCAGGATACGGGCGGGCGCACTCCTCACGTGCACCCGCCCGCGCCTTACTTCTTCTCCTGGTAGCCGAAGGCCACGGCGGCCGGGTTGGTCGTCTTGCCCTCGTTGATCGCCTGCACCCCGGTGATGGTGCGGTTGATCTGCGCGGCCGGCAGGCCCAGCACGCCACCCAGCAGGTTGATGGCCGCCTTGCGGAACGCGTCATCAAACTCGCCTTGGTGCACCTGCTTGGCCATGCTGCCGGTGTCAGCGATGACGCGCAGGCCAGCCGGGCCTTGGTAGTCGCGGCCCTTGTCGTTGGCCCCCGTCACCAGCTTGGCGGCCTCGGCAAACTCGCGCACCACCACCATGAGGCCCATGAGGTAGTCGAGTTGATTGGCCGCCAGCGACTTGGCCAGCTTCTCCGGGTCGTCCAGGTCATCATCTCCGGGCGTGGCCGCCTGCTTGAGGATATAGCCCAGCACGGGCGGCACCACGTAGAGCAGCAACATGTCGGCCGCGAGCTTCGCCTTTTTGGCCGGGGTGTTGGCCGTCATGGTCTGTTGCACGCCCAGGTTCAGCGCGGTATTCATGAACGAGTAAAACACCGTGAACAGCTTGAGCGCCGGGCCGCCGCGCTCGATGGCCGCCAGGTCTTTGGTCTGGCCGCCGCCCTGCGCGTCAATCACCGCTTGGTCGGCCAGCGAGATGGCGCGCGCCTCGTCATTGCCCTCGGCAATCGCTTTCTCATAGGCACCCAGCCAGGTGGGGGTGTCCGCCATCTGCTGGAATCGCATCATCAGGAAGTAGGCGCCCTGACTCAGCACGCGCTTGGTGGCGCTTTCGTCCTGCACTTGGTTGCGCAGCTCGTTGAGCTCACGGAACCGGGTGCGCGCCCGGCTGGCCATGAACTCGCTCTTGGCGTTGACCTCGCGCGCCGCGCGCACCGGGTTGGCCAGGTACTGCGCCACGCCGCGGCCCACCCAGGTGGCGCCCACGCGCACGATGGACTGCGTGATGCCCAGCGGCTGCATCAGCGCGCTCATGACGTTGAACCCAAGGCCCGCCACGCTCACTCCCTGGCGCAGGCGCGAGAGCGCCGCCTCGGCCGCGTTGGCCGCGCCTTGGTCACCCTCGGCAATGTCCGCGATCCAGCTCTTGAATTGCGCCTTGGCCTCGGGGCCGTAGTGGTTGCGGATGGCCGCGTCGATGGTCTTGGAGCGCATGAGCCGGTTGGCGTCAATCAGCCACTCATGCCAGGCCAAATCGTGGATGACGTCATTGACGCCAGAGTAAAGGCCCGAGAGCGTGTACAGCAGCGGCCGGCCGCTCACCTCCTCCACCCGGCTCTTGGTGAACGAACGGCGGGTGGTGGCCGAGGTGTAGGCGCCCTGCAGTTGGCGCTTGGCACCCTCGGCATCGACATGCTCCTCGGCGCGCTGGCTGGCCTGCGGGTCGTACTTGATCGGGTAGTAGCCGCCGCGCAGCGTGAGCTCTTGGCCGTCGGCCGTGCGCACGTCCAGCGCGCGGGGCTCCACCCAGGTGGGCTCTTTGCCGTAGACGCGCCGCTCCTTGGCCGCGATCTCCGGTCGGTAGCTTTCGAAGTGGTCCCAAATGGCCTGCACCGCTTGCCACTCTGCCGAGGTGAGCGACTGCAGCACGGGCATCACCTGCCCCATCGTCCACCCCTCGCCGCCCAGCAGCCGCTGCGCGTTGCCCTCGTTGCCCATGTTCAAGGCAATGGCGATGCGCGCCTCCCGGTTGAGGCTGCGGTTGATGCTGGGGAAGAATTGCCCCTTGCCGCCCATCTTGCCCAGTTTGAACACCGGGGCCAGGATCTCGGACAGGCGCAGCGTGGCCTCGGCCCGCATGCGGGTCTCCATGTCACCGCGCTCATTGGCCGGGCGGATGATGTACTCCCACACCGGGCCGCCGTCCTTGCCCCCGTCCATCACCCGGGCATAGGTGGCGGTCTTGATGTGCGCGGCCCAAAAGCGCTTCAAGCCCTGCACCGCGCGGCCTGCGTTGGTGATGGGCGTGCGGGTGTCGGCCTGGCGACCGCCCGCGTTGGCCGTGATGCTGGCGGCCATCTCGTCGCGGATGGCCTCGTACTCGCGCTGATCCTTGGCAGTGAGCAGGCGCTTTTTGAGCCGGCCCAGGTGCTCGATCTGCTTGACCGCATCGGTGAGCCCGCGCAGCTCCTCCACGGTCATGTCCTTGTAGGACTTGCGCGCGGCCTCGTTGAGCAGCTCGGCCGGCACGTCGGGCTCCAGGCCCATCTCGCGCTGCGACTCCACCCACTCGGCCAGCGTGGTGCGCTTGTCGATGGCCTTGAGCGACTGGCCTGTGCGCAGGTCAAAGCGCTCGAGCAGCGTGTCGATCTGGTCCAAGTAGTCCGCGTCCAGCCCCTTGCGCGGCGCTTCGGTGTCGAACTTCTTGAGGTACCCCACCGCCTTCCGCACCTCGTCCTGCGCGTCGTAGGCGGCGCGGGTGAGGTAGGTGCTGAGGAGCTGGTTGCGCTTTTCGGCTGCGGCCTGCGCGGTGTCGCCCTTGGCGCTGGCGCTGGCTGCGGCCTTGGCCGCGCGCACCTCGGCCGCGGCGTACTGGCCCGGTCGGATGTCGCGCACCTTGAGCCGCGCGATGGCGGCCCGTGCGAACTCGCGCGCCGCCGAGGCCATCACCGTGCGCTTGCCCGCGGCCTTGGCCAGTGCGTTGGCCTCGGTGGCGATCATGCGGCCGCGGGCCTCGTTGTGGATGGCGACATCAGCCGCGCGCTCGATGGCCTCGGGCGTGGCCAGCTCGCCATGGCGCTCGAGCATGCGCAGATCGGCCAGCGCCTCGATGGCCACCTTGGGGTCGTCGGCCTGCGCCAGCGCGCGGACCAGCTCATCGCCGGAGGTGAAGCCAAAGAGCTCGGCCACGATGTCCGGGTGGATGCCCTCCTTGGCCGTCATCTTGCGGGCCTCAATGGTGTTGACCACTTCCTGCGGCAGACCCATGGCCTTGAGCTCGGCGATGTCAAAGCGCCCCGCGCTCATAGCCTCGAGGTTCAACCCCTCGCCGGCCCTGACCTCGCCCTGCGCCTGACTGTAGTCGTGCGCCACCGAGTAGACGGGCGAGCCGCGCAGCTCGGAGTCAAAACGATCTTCAAAGTCGCGGATGTCCACGCGGCCGTTCTCGTCCTGGGGCAAGTAGCCCAGCTCGCCCAGCCGCTCGGCCATGGCGTCGATGGACAGGCCGCCATCCCGGCGCAGCACAGGCTTGCCAAAGACGCCGCTTTGCACCTTCTCCTTGGGGTCCACGCCCCACTGCCCCACCACCTCGTCCTTGCGCAGCCCTCCCAGCTTGGCGATGGCCGCATGCAGCGAGTCGATGGTCGGGTCCACCTTCTTGGGGTCGGACTTGGTCCGAGCCTGCGGGGTGATCTTGTCGGCGCCCGAGATGCGCGCGGTGAGGAACTGCCAGGCGCGGTACACCGGCTGGCTCATCACCTCGCGGCGCGCGTCCATCTCCACCTCGGCGCGCTTGTCCTTGGCCTCGCGCTGCAGCCGCTTGATTTCGCGGCCGCGGGCGTTGCGCGCCCACGCGAGGTCACGCAGCGTGCGGGCCTGCAGGTCTTGGATGGCCTCGTTGGTGGCGTCCACCCCGAGGGCTTGATACCGTGCGAACTCCTCCGGGCTCACGCCCATCTGCTCGGCCGTCGAGAACAGCGCCAGCATGGAGCGGCCCTTTTCGGCCAGCATGATCTCCTCGTTGGTGGCCATCATGCGGTCAAAGACCTGGCGCACCTCGTCGGTGAGCTGCACGTTGAGGTTCTTGATGTCGCGGTAAATGTTGAGCAGCCAGGCGCGGAAGCGCTGGAAGACGCCCTGCAGTTCAATGCTGGGCGCGCGGCCTTCAAAGAGGTAAGCCTCAAAGCCCCGGGCGAACTTCTCGTGGTAGCTGCGCATCTCCTCAAAGTCGAGACTGCGCCACTCGGCCAGCGACTCCACGCCGAACCACTTGAGCAGCGCCTCGGCATCACCCACGATGGAGCGCTCACCCTCGGAGAGCACGTTGCCCTCGGCCGCCTGCGCCATGAGCTGCTCGGCCAGCTTGAGCTGCACCTCGAGGAAGAAATGGCCCGACTCGTGCAGGAAGGTGGAGAGGTCCGCAGCCTTGAGCAGCGTGATGGTGGAGGTGGCCGGGTTGAACATGCCCCGGTTGCCCTGGGCCTGCTGGCGCTGGTAATACTGCTCGACGATCTGCGTGTCGTCGCCGTTGAAGATCACATAGTTGTAAGAGCCCTCACCCGCGCCTCGGCTGATACCGTCCAGGTACTTGATACCCTTGACGCCGTAGGTCGCCAGCAGCTCGCTTGCCGCCTTCTGCGGGTCGCCGCCGTTGGCGAGCCCCCCGGCGTTGACATCCGACGTGAGCGCACGGTACATCTGGCCGCCGTTGTAGTTGTCGGCGTACTCATACCCGAACTGATCGGCCAACTTCTCCAGCGCCTTGCGCACCGCTTCCGGCTGCTCGCTCAGGGGCTTGTCCCACAGCAGCATCTCGTCGTCTTCGGGAATCTCAACCCGATAGATCTGGCCGGGGTTGTCGCCCTGCACCACCTCAAACGAATTTGCGCCGTCTAGCTTCTTGAGCGCTGCAGCAAGCTCCTTGGCGCGGGCTTTCTGCAACGGGTCGTTTGATGCCGCCGCCTCGTCAAAGCTCCGTTGCAACTCAGCACGCACATCGTCCGCGGTGATCGTGTCCAGCGAGTCGTTCAGCCGGTTGGCGATGGTGTTGAAAACAGTGCCGGTGACTGTGCGCCCATTGACCTTCACCACGGGCACGCCGCGCGACAGGCTGCGCCGATACCACTCGGCAATGTCCCGCTTGCTGGCGAAGTAAAGCCCCCAGCCGTAAGCCTGCGCGCCCTCGCCCGTGCCAATCTTGTCGGTGCTGAACTTCTCGATGCCGCGGTGCGGCGTGCCGTGGTAGACGGATTGGTTGAGCTGCTGGGCGAGCTCCACAGTGAGCGGCACCTTGCCCTCACCTGGAACATCAATCAGCGGGGACACCAAAGCGCGCACGGTGGCCGCGCCGGCTTCCTTGGCGGCAACAACACGGCGGTGGCCGTCCACCACGCGCAGGCGGCCGTCTTCCATCTCAACCACGTCGATGACGGGGGGTTGCTGCCCGGCCTTCAGTTTCTCAACATAGCCGGCAACGTAGCCGCGTTTCTCCGGTTGCAATTGCCCCTTTTCGTTGAGCTCGGGCAGGAACAGATCCGCCACGGGAATCTCGCGCACCTGAGCAACTGGCTGGCCGCGCATGTCGGGATAGGGCAGTTTCACCCACGCCCCCACGGGCGCCGTGTCGCGCGACTCGGACGGCAGGGGCGCGGCGATGCCGCCCTGCTGCAGCACCGGGCTGCCAGTCACACCCTCGGCCGCCACGGTGATGGGGAAGCGCTGGACCATCTCCTCGGGCGTGATGCCAAGCTTGGCCGCGGCCACCGCGTAGAAATTGCCCATCATGGTGGCATAGGCGCCATTGACCTCGGGCGAGAAGCGGGCCACCCGGTTGAGCTGCTCGAGCACCTGGCCCTTCACCACCTCGGCCGATGCCTTGAATTCGGCGTTGCCTTGCTTCTCGGCCATCACGCGCTCGACCTCGGCGCGCAGCTCCTCGCCCTGGGTCTGCATGAACTCCTTGGCCTGCGCGCGGCTCATGCCCTCGGGCTCGACCTTGAGGTGGTCAATGAGCGACTGGTTGAGCTCGGTGCCCGCGATGCGCGCGGTGTACTCGGCCACCGGGATGCGCAGCGTGCCCCCTGTGGCCAGTGCCTCCTGCAACTGGCCCGCCACCGACGGCGACACGGCCGCCACCTGCTCGGCCATACCCGACTGCATGAGGTCTTTGGCGTCGATGTAAACGTCTTGCACCTCGCTGCCCTCGGCCGCCTGGGTCACGAAGCGCTCGAAGGTGTCGGCGTCGCGCGCCAGCAGCTTGCTGGCCTGCGCGGCCTTGCCGAGCTGCTCGAGCTGCGCCGCTGCGGCCTCAGCCTGCTGGGCCTTTTGCACTCGCTCGCGGATCTGCGTGCCGGCCACGCTCACCACCTCGGCCGGGGTGCCGAACATCTCGCCCGCCGCCTCGGCCAGAATCTGGCCGGGCTGCAGCTCTTGGCCTGCGGCCAGCTCGCCGCCCGCCTCGCCGGCCGCGCCCATGGCGGCCTGCACCGGCAACTGCACGCCGATGGCCGCCACCTCACGCAGCACCGGCGATGCGATGCGGTCGGCCACCACCTTGGGCAGCAGCGTTTTGCTGGCCAGGCCGGCCGAGAGCGCGTCAAACGCGCCCACCACGGCCGCGTGCTTGCCCGACTGCTCCACCACCTTGGTGAGGATCTCGGGATTTTTGAGCGCGGCCTTGATCGCCTCGGGGTCGGTGGTGTTGACGCCCGAGGACTGCAGCACCTCCATCACGCTGGCGGCGTAGTCGGTGACCACCGAGCCGGTACCGATGGCCCCGACCGCCCCGGCAGGGCCAGCGGCCATGCCCGCAGGAACAGCGGCCAGCAGGCCGGGCGCGGACTGCACCAGCGACTCGGGGCCGATGGCCGCGATGAAGCGCACAGGGTCGGTCTTGATGACCGCCCAGGCTTCGCCGAAGGTCTTGGCCCGCATCACCTTCTCGACCACAGGCGGCGCCGGGATCTTGGAGCGCTCGACGTTCAGCGCGGCGGCGCTGGCGGCCGACTCGCTCAGGGTCTGCTGCACGCGGGGCAGCACCTTGGCCTTGGTGGCTTGGTAGCTGGCCAGCGCCTGCTTGGAGTCGAACCACGGCAGCGGCGCCATGCCAATGTTGCCGTAGTCGTTGAGCACGGCCTTGGGGTCTTCGCCCGCGGCCAGCCGCTTGTCGATGTCCCCAAACGTCTTGATCCAGCCCGCTTGATTGACCACCTGCAAATTGTCCGGCAGCGCCTTGAGCGCTGGCCATCCACGTTTGAACGAGTTGAGCATGGTCTCCACCAAGCCCATGTTCTCCGCGTCATCGTGCGCGAGCTTGGCGTCCTCCACCCCAGTGAGGAACCCAGCCGTGCGGGGGAACTTCTGCGCGAGCTGGCCGAAGTCCAGCGTGCGCATCTGTGCCTGCTGCTTGACTGCCTCGGGGTTGGCGCGGGCCGACTCCACCGGCACGCCCGTGGCCGCGGCCACCTTGCGCAGCTCGGCCTCATAGTCGGGGTTGGCCTGCGAGCCCAGCATGAACCCCATGCGGGCCTGCGTGGCCGTGTCCTGGGTCTGCTTGTCCTTGAGGTAGGCCGCCACGGCGGCCGATGTGTTGGCGGTGTCGCTCATCGTTTCGCAGTCTTGAGTTGCCAGTACGCGCCCAGCACGTCCGCGTCGGTGGGTTCAGAGATGCCCGCCGCCTTGAAGTCCGCTTTAATCTTGTCGCGGATGTCGCTGGGGATGTCACCCGCCTTCATCGTGAGCAAGCGCTCAGAGGTGCGGCTGGTGGTCATGCCCAAGAATGTATTGCGGAACGGCACCGACTTGGCGAAAAGCCCGTCGATATGTTTCTCCACCTCGCCGTCGGTGAGCTTCTTGCCGGCCTGCGCCTGCGCGTCCAGGATTGACTCGCGCACGAACTTGCGGATGGCGCCCACCCGCATGGCCTCGGCGCTGCCATCCTTGGGCGTGGGGTCCAGGTTGAGCGTGCGCAGCCGATCGCCCAGCACCGTGTTGATGGCCGAGGTGTTGAGCTCCTGTGGGTTGTTCTTCGCACCCGTCACCATGGCCGCGCGCTCGTTGGCGAAGTGCTTGAAGTCGGTCTCACTGAGCTGCGGGCGCAGCATGTAGAACTGCGCATCCGACAAGCCGCGCAGGTAGTTCTGATCCGTGGCGAGCTTTTGGTAAAGCGCCATGTTGGTGGTGTCCTCGCCCCGGGCGATGCGCGCGCCGAAGTTCAGCAGGTTGTCCATCTCCTTGGGCGGGATGGCCGAGCGCACGCTCACCGGGATGGCCGAGAACTTGCCGCCGTTCTTGACGAGCTCGCGCATGGCCTGCGCGGTGGTTTCATCCTCGCGCTGCTTGACGGCCCGGCCCATGTCATCGAACTGCCGCGTGGCCTCCTCGAGCGCCAGGCGCAGCGTGTGCGGGTCGTTCATCCCTACGCGCTGGCGCACCTCGGCATGCACCTCCTGCAGCGTGGGCCGCTGATACTGGCCGTCGCCGGCCACGTAGGCGTTGAGGTTCTTGGTGACGTAGGCTTGAGTCTCGGCCGGCATCTTGGCCAGCCAGTGCGTGCCGTCCTTCTCGGCGGCCTTGATGGCCTCCTGCAGCCGGCCCGGCCCTGCGTTGTAGGCCGCATAGGCTTTGGCGATGTCGCCGCCGTTGTCCTGCAGTTGCTTGGTGAAGTAGGCCCGGCCGATGGCCTTGTTGTACTCGGCATCGTTGCGGTAACGGTTTTCGTCCCACTTCACCCCGGCGAGCTTGGCCGCCTCGGGGCCTGTGCCCGGCATCACCTGGGCGATACCCACGGCGCCAGCCTGTGAGGTGAGCGGCTTGCCGTCCGGGCCGAACTGCCGGCCGCCCGACTCGGTGCCCAGCGCGATGTTAAAAGCCCGATCAATGTCGCTCGTGACCATGCGCGGCGCGGCACCCTGCACCACCGTGGTGGCCACGCCCAGCGCGGTGCGCTGGCGCACCTCCTGCGTGATGATGCCCTGCGCGCGCAGCAGGTCGTCGGCCTCCATCTGGCCGGCGTACTTCTTGAGGTAGGCCGCCGCATAGTCCACGTCGTTGGCCTGCAGCGCAGCCGATAGCGCGACCTTGTGCGCGTTGCTGGTCATCACCTTGGTCTGCGCGTCGGCCCATTCGGCCGACTTGCCCATCAGCCGCGCCTGATCGGCCACGGCCGCGCGGATAGACGTGATGGCGGTGTCCACTGCCTTGGGGTCGCGGTAGTTCAGCCCCACCTCGTTCATGCGGTTCTTGATGGTGCCCTCCCGCACCGAGAGCGCGTACTCGCGGAACTGGTCGGCCTCGTGCTGCGTGGCGCCGGCCGTGAACGAGGTGAGCACGTTGTTGGCGGCCATGCCAAAGGCCCGCCGCTGCTCATCGTTGCCCAGGTCTTTGGCGATGGCTTCGGCCCGCTTCTTGAGCGCCTCGCCGTACTCCACGGCCAGGGGCTTGCCGTCCGGCCGCTGCAGCGCTTGCACGCCACGCTGGTTGAGATATCCCTTGTCCTTGTCGTGCGTGAGAGTGAGCTGTGCCTCCTTGAGCTTGTTGAGCGCATCGTCCACCCGCAACTGGTTGGCCTCCATCTGCACCTGTTGCATCTGGCGGTACTGCGAGTCAGCGAGCTGGCCCAGCGCCTGGCCCATCTGCGCGGCAGGCTGGCCTGGGTCGGTGGTGGGCGTGGGCGCGGCGTAGCCCGGACCGCTTTGCTGCGTCGGGGCCACTTGGAAGTTGTCATAGGTCGGAACGCGCGGCATTCATCACCCCTTGAAAATTTGCCAGGGGTCCGCGTCCTTGGGGATCGCGCCCGTTTTCTGAAGCCCCGTCCACTTGTCGCTGACGCTCGTGGCCGTGCCCAGCAGCGTGGGCATGAGTGCGCCCATCACCGTGGGGGCGCTGGCGCGGCGCATGCGCGCCTCGTTGGTGAAGTTCATGGCCTGCGTGCGATATCCGAAAGCCGAGCGCAGCGCATTGGCCGCCACGGTGTTGGCGTCAATCTCGCCCATCACGTCGGTGCTGGTGAGGATGTCGTTGGCCGTCCCTTGGCCCAGGTCCAGGCCGTTGGCCGCCAGGGCCACGCGCTGCGAGCTCTTGAGCTGCGCCGTGCGCAGCCGCACTGATTGCTCCTCGCGCTGCCCGCGCATGAGCTCGCCCTGCGCATTGCGCTCGGCCATCTGCGCGTTCAGGTCCAGCATGCTGGCCTGATAGTTGGCCGCCGCGCGCTGGGCCGACACCGATGCCACCGAACCAACGGCGTTCGTGAAGCCCGAAAGCACCGAGGGCAGCATGGCCGCGGCGCCGGGTGTCAGTGCAAGGGAGGAAAGTGCTGCCATGTGGATCGCCTCAAGTTACCCCGAGGCTATCCGCTGGCGCTGCTTTCACGTGCACCGTCACCCGCCCACCGAGAACTCCACCGTGATCGACACGAGGGCGAGGGGCAAGGGGTCGTTCTGCCGCACGTAGATCTGCCCGTGCTCACCCCAGGATGGCGTCATCACCGCCTCCACCTCGTCGCTCTTGAGCGCGGGCGGCGTGCCGTAGGGCTCAGTGGTGCGCTGCTTGGCCTCGGTGAGCCGGTCGGCGCTGGGTCCGACGAAGATGCCACCCGAGCGGTTGACCCTGAGCACCACCTTGTTGGCGTTCTTGGTGCGGCCCATGCCATAGGCTTGGTCCACCCCCATGGCGGGCGGGAGGGTCTGGATGTCGGCTTGGATCGGCAGGCCGACCGTCACCACACTGGCCTCGTTGTCCAGGGCGATGGCGCCGCCTGTGACCACGCGCTGCGGGTGCACCGCGCCGTCGGCCAGGATGCTCACCGTCTTGCCCTCGAGGTGCGACAGGCCCGAGATGGTCGTGGCCGCCGCCCCGCGGTAGGTGAGACCCGAGTCCACGAAGAACGCATCAGCCTGCGCAGCAAAGAGCCGCGGCGCCATCCGCTCCACATAGCGCTTGGTCACGCCGCCCACCGTGCGCTGCACGACGGCATAGAGCCGGTCCTCCGCACCTTCGGCGATGGCGCAGATTGACTCAAACACCCCGTCGGTGTCGTGCTGGTGCCAGGCGCCCACCTGCTGCTCGGGCACGTAGGTGAGGCCCAGCAGCTTGCCGCTGGAGCTCACGAACCAGCACACCGGCTCGGGCGCCTTGCTGTACGCCATGTCCAGGATGTCCAGCCCGTCGAACAGGTGCGGTGCGCGCAGCGACAGGTCGCCCGTGATGTACCCGTTGGCCTGCCAGTTGTATGCCAGCTCGCGCACGTGGCCGCCCCGGGCCGCAGAATAAATGAGGTTGTTGTTGACGATGACGGGCTGCGCGTTGTTGGCGCCCACGTAGGACTGCGGCCGCACGCTCACGCTGGTGGGCGTGATGGCGTCGGTGTTGAGACTGGTGACGCGCCACTCGGCCGCCGAGGTGAGCAGCACCAGCGTGGATAGCGGCACCACATGGCGGATGACGTTTGCCTCGCGGGCGGCCACGCGGAACGCGATGCGGTCGTCATCGCGCACCGGGATGGAATAACTCAGGTTCGACTCGGTGCCGCTGCGCGTCATCCACAGGTTTTGAGGCTTGTTCACCGTGCCGGCAAAGACGCGGCGCTGCTCGAAGTAGCTCACCGCGCTGGGGTACTCGCCGGCCCCGCTGAACAATGCATCGTAGATGGGCGGCGTGCGCGAGATGTCGGCCGCGATGTTGTCGTCCACAAAGCTCGTGCTCGTGGTCTGGCCAATGTAGCCGTACAGGCCACCGCTCGACTTGTACACGCGATAGCGGCTCGCACCGGCCACCGCGCCCCATGCGATGGTGTTGGTGGCGCCGGTCTGGAACAGGTTGTTGGTGGTGCCGGCCCCGGTTGACGCAACCGATTCACCCAGGCCGTCCGCCGTCACTGCGGTGACGCAATAGCTGTAGGCGTAGCCTGCGCCCGGCGCGGGCCAGACTGGCGTCACCGAGCTGATGGTGGGCGCGGAAATGGGGGCCGCGAATGCGATGTCGATGAGCTGCCACGAGGTGGCGCCCAGCCGGCGCAGCTCGCGCGGCGGGTGGTTGGGGTGCACCAGCGTGAGCACGTCGGCCGACTGCACATAGTGCACGTCAAAGAGCTCGGCCTCGGCGTAGGTGTTGGCCACCTCGTAAGGCACGCCGGCCGATAGCACCGTGGCGCCCTGGGTGTGGAAGCGGAAGTAGCCCGCGCCCATCTCGATGGCGTAAGTCTGCGTGGTGCTGAAGGTGAAGGGGATGAGCCGCACGCGCTTGCTCGAGTCCTTGACCTCGCGCACGAACTCAAAACCCGGCCGGTTGGCGGCGGGTCCGTGCGGCAGGGCCAGGAAGTTGCGCATCTTGGCCACCGCTGCGCTGTACTTGCCATCCTCGATGCGGCCGAAAGCCTCGGGCGCGATTTCCCCGCCGTTGAATGAGCTTTTGAAAATGCGGATGTTGGGCATGTCGGTCCCTCAGCGGCGAGTGATCCACGGCACGGCCGGCTGCACCTCAAGGTGCCGCTGGCTGGCGTCGGCCTGGCGGGCTTGCGCCAGGCACACCTGCATGATCTGCATCTGCGCCTTGGCCTCGGCCTTGCCGACGTCGCCCTTGAGCAGCGGACCCGCCAGCATGCCGGCCAGGTAGTGCGAGAGCGTGAGCACAAAGAGCGGCGAGAACTTCGCAGTGTCCACCACCCGCGCGACGTAGCGGATGGCCGCCTCCTCTTGATTGGTGTAGAGCACGTCCTGTAGGTCGTCGCCCACCTCGAGCGAATAGGGCACCTCGGTGGCCACGCCCTGCAGCGGCATACCCGTGCTCATGGTGAAGTCGTCGGTGGCCAGGCGGTGCATCACGCCCAGCACGCGCAAGCAGTCGGCCGGCTTGGCGTAGGCATGCGCCCACTGCGTCCAGTTGTTGACCAGCTCGGCAGGCACTACGCGGCGTGTGGCGAAGTTCCACGCGTGCATCTCCAGCAGCGCGTCGCGCGCCATCGGGTAAAAGCGCGCGCAGTGCTCGGCCTGCGCCGAGCCCTCGGGCGGCTCAAGACTGGCCACCGTCGCGGTGTCGCCCAGGTGACTGAGCGCCAGATTGCAGATTTCAACCTCTGAGGCCATTGCCCCCTCCCATCAAAAAGAAGGGGGGCCGAAGGTTTCCCCACGGCCCCCTGAGCTTCGCGCTGGCTTCTGCGAAAGCGTTACACGAGGTCGGCGCCGTCCGCCTTGGCCTTGCCCTTGGCGGGCTTGGCGGTGGCTTCGGCCTCAGGCTCGATCAGGCGCAGGCTTTCGCCCAGGCGCATCTCGACTTCGCCGTCAGCGGTCTTGACCTTGGGGAACACGGTTTCAAATTCCGTGCCGGCCTTGACCACGCGCGACTCGTGCGAGATGAGCAGATCGGTGAGTGCCAGATAACGGGGCATGGTTCACCCTCCTCAGTAGACCGTGAAGCCGGACGGGTAGTTCTTGTTCACGCTCACGTCCGAGTCCGTGATGTAGCACGTGAACGCGCCAGCCGTCAGCGGGCCGGTGCCCACCGTGTACTGCACGCCCAGGTAACGCTGGCCGATGGGCAGCGAGTTCAGCACCTGGGGCGAGATGCGCACGGTGATGGGCTTGCGGCCAGCCGTCAGGTCCGTCTTGGGAATGGCATCGGTCTGCGCCAGCACCGTGGGCGAAGTCAGCGAAGCCGAGGCCGAGCTGATCACCTGGAAGTTCACGGTGGCCGCGCCGGCCGCAGTAGCTGCCGTGTCCACCGTGAAGATGGCGTACAGGTCCTTGCCTGCGCCCACGTCGCGGTTTTGCAGCAGGTCGATGGTGTCGGTGGACACGGCGGTGGAGGTCACCGCCTGAGCCGCCGACAGTTGGAGCAAAGCGTCAACGATCATGTTGTGCCTCCTTGGATTACGAAACCAGAGTTTCAGCGATGCCGAGCTGGTCAACGCCGCGGACCGGGATGCCCATGAACTCGAGTTGGTTCATGGTCGTGCCGAACTGCGTGATGGCCTGCTTGATGCCCAGCGCGTTGCTGGACTTCTCCAGCGCCTGCAGCATCAGACCTTCCTGGATGGAGCGGTTGGCGTAGAACGCGGCGCGGCCCATGTTCAGGTTGGGGACGCGGGCGAGGGCGCGCATCATCAGCTTGATGAGGTTGGTGGAGGCGGTGGCGGCTTGCGTGCCGGTCACGCCCACCCAATCGGACACGTCGATGTTGGCGATGCGCACGACATAGCGCCAGTCCTTGACCACCAGGCCGCAATCCCACTGGAACAGCGAGCGGGCGGCTTGATACCAGTTGCCGTTGGCATCTTGCACCGACTCCTCGCCCAGATCGCGGGTCTGCAGGCCAGCGCGCGAGCCCTTGGGGAAGGTGCCAAACACGGTCTGTTCGCCCCACACCACCAAGTAGATGGACGCGTTGTCAGAACCCGAGCCGCCGCCCAGGATCACGTTGTTGCCGTTGCCGGCCGAGGTGGACGAATAGCGCGTGGCCAGGCCGCTGAAGGTCTTGAGGTCGGTGCCCACGTTGCCGTTGAACATCTTGCCGACCATCTCCTGGCTCATGGCCTCGATGAACGGGGTTTCTTCGCTCAGGCGGAACTGCGCGGAGTTGCCATTGAGCTGCAGCAGCTTGGCGTCGATGTGGCTGCGGGCTTCCAACATGGCGCAAGGCTCGGTCACCTGCGCGGTCGTGCTCTTGGAGCTGGGCACGCCCTGGTTGTAGCCGCGCCAGTAGACGGACGGCAGGCCCGTGCGGACCGTGACCACGTGACTGGTGGGCTGGTTGGCTTCCTTCCAGACGACATCCTCGAGGATGTCATTGGTTTGGGACAGGAGCTCGGCGATGGGGTCGATCTTCCCATCCGGGCCGAGGCGCTTGGAGTAGTCGGCCAGAGTCAACTGACCAGTTGCGAGAGTTGCCATCTATGGCCTCCTTACGGGTTCATGCCGGGGTACATGCGTTGCGCTGCGGACGCCAGCGGCGTGCTGCGTCCACCAGTCACCACGCTCGCGTCTTCGCTGATCGCCTTGCCGGCTCGGTACAACAACCGGATCACCTCCGGATGGTTGCCCAGCCCCGACTCGTTGAGCAGCGTGCGCAGCTCAGGCGTGCCGAATTGGTCCATGGCTTTCTTCGCCACCGCCAGGTTCTCCGGCAGCTTGTCGCCGCCGAATTCCTTGTCGCTGCGCGAGGTTTCGGTCCACTCGTTTCGCAGCGCTTCGAGGGCTTGGGCGTGGCGGGCCGCCATGACGGGGGCCACCTTGTCCAGCACCTTTTGGGCGTCGTCTTGCGAGAGGTCCAGCTCACGGGCCGCATCGGCAAACGCGCTCATCACCTCGGTGTCGTAGGTCTGGCCGTCGCCGGCCTTGAACTCGTACTTTTCCGGGGCTTTGGGTGCCGCCTGTTGCTCGCCTTGTTGGCCTTCAGCCGGCTGGCCCTCGGCGGCTTGCTGCTCGCCTTGTGCCTGCGCCTGGCCTTGCGCCTGTGCTTGCGCCGCCTGTTCACCCACCTGGGCGGTCTGCCCTTCGGCCGTGGTGCTCGTGGCGGTTTGTGCCTGTGCTTGGCCTTCGCTGGTAGTTGCGGCCTCACTCGTCAGCATCGTGTCCATTGTTCTGTTCCTTGACCATCACCAGGTAGAGCTCAGGGCAGTGCGCGTGGATGAGCGACAAGGTGCGCAATCCCTCGTTCTTGTTCCCTTCCGCGAATGCCATCTGCATCGCGTTGGTGTTGAACGAGAGCCGAAACACCCCGGCCCGGTCCAGAAGACGCCACACAATGCGGCGCCCCCGCTCGCTGCACATGAGCCACTTGAGGTCCGCCTCCTCGGTCTGCGCTGCCAGCTTGCCGCGCAGTGCCTTGTAGGCCTGCGCGCGCTCTTGGCCGCGGATGTCGAGGGGGTCGTGTGAACTCATGGCCGCACTCTATGCGTGAGGGGGCGCGTCACGTGCACCCCCTCGCTGCGTCACATGCCGCCCGAGTTGTACCCGCTGAACATGTCGATGACGTTGGAGGCGAGGTTGTCGCCGTTGGTCTGCACGTTGCCCAGCTTCTGCATGGTGTCGGCCGATTGCTGCATCTGCTCGGCCTGCTGCGCCTGCACCTGCGCCTGTGCGCGCTGCTGGCGGACCACTGCCACCCGCTCGCCTGGCACGATGAGCGCGGGGTCCACGCCCAGCATGTCGGCGTAGGCGTCGGCCCATGCGTCGGTGTCGAACTTGTCCAGCACGTCGGGCTTGAACTGCGCCACCGCTCCCAGGTTGCCCACGAAGCGGTCCACCGCGTTGGTGGTCACTGCGCGCTGCGCCTGCGCCAGCATGCTGACGAACTCCACCGAGAGATCGCGGCCCTGCAGCTCCTCGGGCGGCGGCGGCACGATGCCGGCCTCCACCATCGAGTCGAAGGTCATGGTGATGAGTGGGTCCAGCAGCTCGTTGTGCAAGCGCTCGAGCACAGGGCCGAGCATGAGCAGCTTCTCCTCGTGCCGCTCGGCCACCTCGGTGGCGGTCATGCGGCTCACAGGGGTTTGCGCCAGCATGAGGAACAGATCGGCGTAGAACGTGGAGTTGATGCGCTGGCGCACGTCCTGAATGTCCATCAGCAGGTGCGACAGGTCGAGGTTCACCTCCCACGATGAGCGGATGCCGCCCGTGGGGCTGGCCATGTCCACGTAGCTGGCGCCGCCTGGCAGCGTGTTGAGCTCCTTGCCCTTGAAGGACACGGGCACCTGCAGGGGCGGCCGCACCTTGTAGTCGATGCCCTGGGCTTTGCGCAGTTGCTCGTGCTGTAGCTGCTTGACGTCGCCCAGCGCCTCCATGCCCGGGCTGTTGCCATAGATGTCACCCCCGGCCGTAGCCCAGCGAGGGCACACCGCGCGGAACTGTTTGAAGCCCGATTCGCGCAAATACGTGGTGTCGTTGTCCCGGCCCATCTCGAAGTAACACGAGGACCACGCCATGTTCTTGGCGTCGCGCTTGCTGGGGTCACGATCAGCACGGGGCTCGATGGCGTGCACGATGGGCACCCAGGCATCGAGCTGGCCGCGGTCGTAGAGGTTGCGCACCGTGGTGCTGCATTTCCCCGGACCGAACTCGCGCACCATCGCGCCCACCGTGGTGTCGAACTCGCGGAACAGGGTGTTGACCTGGCCACGGAAGTCTTGCGCAATGGCGAACTCGCCCGTGGTCACAGGGTAGTGGCGCACCACGTCCGTGAAGTCGGGCAGCACGATGGAGGCGCCAGTGCCAAATGCGCCGAGCTCCTCGTACACGGAATGCAGCGCGCGGTATGTGTTGCCCTTGCTGAAGATCATGAGCATGAGTCGCTGCACGTCAGCTAGCCACTGCTTGACTGCGGCCGACTCGTCCAGGTCCGGGTCGCTCGTGGTGAGGCGGAACCACGGCCGGGCCGGGCTGGTCATGCCCGCCATGAGGCCAGCGGCCAGCGTGCGCAGCGCCCGCGTGCCGGTTGAGTCGAGGATGTTGTTGTGCTTGCGCTCGCCGCGGTTGCGGTCGCTCACGGTGAAGCGGCCCGAGCGGGGCAGCAGGTAGTCGGAGATTTCCTGCCAGTGCGCATCCCAGCTCGACCGCTCGTTCTTGAGCGCCGTCCAGCGGCGCATGAGCTGCTGCTTGGGGGTGAGGGTTTCGGCCATGGGTTAGCCCCCCAGCAGGGTCTGCTTGCCGAGCTGCGTGGGGTCGCTGCTCACCCCGGTGGGGCCGGTGAGCATGGTGCCAGCGTTGCCCATGAGCGATGCGCCCGCATTGGCGCCAGCGATCTGGCCCACGTCCGGCCGCTTTTGGTTGGCTCGGTTGATGGCCTCGTCCTGCTGGCGGGCTTGCTGCTGCGCCTGTTGCTCGGCCTGCCTCATCGCGGACTTCTGCGCGTTGGCCTGCTTGATGGCCGAGCCCAGGCTGAGCATGGCCATGCCCATGGTGGCGAGAGATGAGAGTGCTGCCATGTTCATGAACTCCGCTTGATGTGTGAGCGCTCGGCGAGCAGATAGCCGAGCCGCTCGATGATGCTGCCAGCGGTGGGCTTACCGTCCACCACGAGGTCGCTGAGGACTTGCGCGTGCGCGCCGTGCACCTTGGCCCAGCGCTCGAATGCGGCGTGCAGCTTGATGGCCGCCGTGCCGCCACGGTGCTCGGCCGCCACCCACCACGCCAACTCGTTGGCCAGCCGGGCATGCGGCGCGAACCACACGGGCGAGATGGCGGCCACAAGGCCCCCAACCACTTCGCCTTCCTTCTCGGCCACCCACACGGCAGTGGGCGACTCGGTGAGCAGCGTGCCGGGCCGGATGAGCCGCTCAAGCACTTGGCGCATGGCATAGGGGTCGGGTGCCACCACCTGCGCCAGCGGCGAGAACGACAAGAAGCGCTCGCCCATGCGGGTGAGCACGTTGAGGTCGTCAGTGGTGGCCAGGCGCACGATGCACATGCGCCGCACTCTAGGGCCGGGCGGCCCCGTCACGTGCACCCGTCAGCGCATGGCAGCGTAGGGGTCATAGTCGGCCGATTGCGCTGTACTGCGTGCGCGGACCGCCGCAACCTTGGGCGTGTCGATGAGCGCCAGGAGGTAGGCCGATGCGGTGTCAGGCGAGTGGCCAGTGCGCTTGATGATGTCCTCCCGCCCCTCAACCTGCACGGTGAAGCCCGAGAGGCTCCACTTGGGTGCACACAGCTCCTTGCGCAGATTGTCGTCAGGCGGCAGCTCGATGCCCGTGTTGTTGGCCGGGTCCAGCGCCTCGCGCATCTGCCACCAGAGCTGACTGCGCATGTTCATGAAACCCAGCCGGCCGGACCTGTCCCGTGCCGTGGCCTTCTCGGCCACGTTGATGCCGAGCGCAGGCTGCTGGGCCGAGATGAGGAAGTCATAGGCCGAGGCGCCCACGCCGATCACGTCCACGTGCTGGGGTGCGCCGTCGCGGCTGGCCGCGATCACGAGGCCAGCAGTGGCCGGGCCGTCCGGGGTTTCGGGGCCAGGGTAGCGCAGCGGCTTGTCGAACCACCAGCCATGCCGGCGAGCGATCACGGTGGAGTCCTTGCCGCCCCGGGCCACGTCCACGCCCACGGAATCCATCTCGGGCTTTTGGTGCTTCTCGGTCCACCGCGCCATGGCCGCCTCCACCCAGGCCGTGGGGATCACTTGCCACGGGTCATCAGATACGCCGGCTTGGAAATCGCCGAACAGCATCTGAGAGCGCAGCGGCTCAGGCAGGGATTGCAGGGTGCTCATGTAGCCGCTCGCCATGTAGTAGGGGTTATCCGTCAGCCTGGCCGGCACGAAGGTGCGCGACTTGGGCGTGATGATCTGCTCGGGCTTGTAGTCGGCTGGGTCGAAGTCATAGCAGGGCTGACCATCCACCAGCACGAAGGCGTCGGGCCTGTCCACCCAGCGGTCGCGGCTGCCGCCCTGCCCGTCGGGCAGCATGGCGCAGTAACGCAGCTCGCCCGGGGGCGTTGGATAGAGGGGGTGCTGCTTGTCCAGCCAAGGGCCGAAGAATTCGATCACCCACCGGCCTTCTGAGGTCGTCGGCGGGTTGAAGGTCATGATGACCTGGGCATGCAGCTTGGGGTTGCTGGTCCGCGTCCAGCCCATGATGAAGCGCACCTGCTGCTCGCGCATCTCGGTCACTTCGTCGAAGATCTTTTTGTCGTGGGGTCGGCCTTGCCATCGGCGTTCGTCGCCCGGGTTGTCGAGGCCCCCGAACTCCACGAGGCCGCGCGAGGGAATGCGCCAGATGGCTCTCTGCGAGTTGAACCCGTCGGTGCCGCCCAATATCTCGGTGAGGCGCTGAATGCAGCCCTCGGTCTGCGCTTTTTCACGGCGGATGAAAAGCGCGCGCTCGCTCTTGGTGGTGACCGTTCCCGCGGCTAGGTCGGTCTTTCCGCCACCCGCCGCGCCCCCATAGCCAATGATGTCGGCGCGCGACTCGTAGGCCAGCGACTGCGGGCCGGGCAGTGGCTTCCAGATGGGCAAGCGGGCGGCCTTCTCGCGCAGCAGCAGGAGGAGGCGCTCGCGTTGCGCTCGGTCATAGGAGGTCGCTGACATCATCGCCCTCATCGGCCTGCTCAGGCTCGGGCATGGCCGGATGCTCAGGCAGCGCGCTGTGCGCGATCTGCGCAGACAGTGCGGCAATCTCGGCCTCGAGGTCTTCGTTGCTCAAGGTCTTGAGCTCGAGGCTTCCGCCCAGCTCCACCCGGGAGTTCTCGCGGTACTTCTCCGGGTCGTGGGCTTTGAGCAGGAAGATGGCCAGCGTGTCGCTGTACTTGCGCACCGTGCCCACCTTGGTGCCCTGCTGGTAGACCGGCTCCTCAGTGCCCTCGAACGCTCGGCGGTGCGCCTCATCCTCAAGGCCCAGCAGGCCCGCCTTGAGCGCCTCGTCCCACGCCGCTGCGAAGTCGGGCATGGCCTTGCGCCACTTGTAGGCCGTGAGCCTGCAGATGCCCACCGCGGCACAGGCCCGGCCGACGTTGCACGTCTCGGCGAGGGCGGCGCAGAAGGCGGTCAGTCTTTCAGGCGTCAATTTCATGGGCGCATTGCATCACGCCCTAGCCCGTCACGTGCACCACCTTGTACCTGGCCACACTCTGGCCCCGTCGCAGGCCCTTGCAGTAGTTCCGCACCGCGCTCTTGCTCACCTCGAACATGGCGGCCAAGCGCTGATAGCTGTAGCCCTCATCCCGAAGTGCAAGAAGCTGCTCGACCTCCGCATTGGTCAACACCGCGCGCTGGTGATCTTCACCAATCCGCCGTCCTTGCGCGTTTACCGCGATTTGCACCCTCATCGCTCGCCCTCCATCCAATCCGCAAAAATTTGCAGGTTCCCCACCTCACCAGCCCCGGTTCCCCTTCCGGTTCCCCAGTTCCCCCCGTTCCTCTCATCTTCTTATTAATCCCCCAAAGCCCCCTATATATGTCCTTTTCCACCCTATTTCTAAAGAAAGAAGAGGAACTAGGGGAACCGCCACCGTTCTTCATAGGAGAAAAGCGGTTCCCCTTCCCCCCGCCCGGTGGGGGAACCGCAAGGGAACTAGAGGAACCGCAAAGGGGAACCCGCAGCACCTACAGGAACATAAGCCCACATCGTCCGCCCCGATTCCCGCACTTTTTTGCGCGAATAGCCGAGCGCGCGCAAAACTGCAGCCGCGCGCAGTTCCTCCCGCCGACCGATGGCCTTGTCCTCGATGCCAAGCGCACCACGCAGCACATCACGAACACGCAAAAACTTGCACGCTCGCGGCGACATCTCGGTGAGCGGGTCCGCCTCCTCGAGCCACTGGTCCACCCGGTCGGTCCACGGGTCCACAATCATGTGGCTGGCGTGCACCGCCTCAGCGAGCTGCTGGGCCTGCGCGTACTCCACCCCGCACAGCGCGAAACGCTCACGGGCCTCGGCCCACAATTGCAAGCGGTCCCGTGCGATGGCCGCCACGTCCACCGCCTGGGTGAGCGTCACCGGAAGCCAGCGCCGATTGCCCGTCTCGTCGGCAAGGAACTGCTCTTGATTGGTGGTGCCCACGAACACCAGCCGGCGCGGGAACTGCGTCGCGAACTCCCGGAACTTGGGCACCCAGCTCTCGTGCGTGCGGGTGATGAATGTCTTGATGGCCTCCATCTCCTTGGTGTGCAGGCCGCGCAGCTCACCGATCTCGGCCACGAGCCGGCCGCGCATGCGCCGCGAGAGGTCGTCGTCTTTCTCGTGCAGCGACACCTCGGTGAAGAAGTCAGCGGCCGGCGCCAGCGCCGCCACGCCCGTGCTCTTGCCGATGCCCTGGCCGCCCACGAGGATGGGCACCATGTCGGCCTTGCAGCCCGGCTCGATCACGCGGCCCGCCAGTGCCGTCCACAGGTAGCTGCTCACCGCCCGTGTATAGGGCGAGTCCTCGGCGCGGAAGTAGGTGGTGAGGAACAGGTCAATGCGCGGCGTGCCGTCCCACTCGAGGCCGTCCAGCCACACCTGCGCCGTGTCTATCTGGTTGTCCATGGCCACCATCAGCAGCGCGTCGCGCATGAGCTCCCGGCCAATGGGCTTGAAGCCCCGCCGCTCAAGCTGCACGCGCAGCCGCACCGAGTCCTCGTCCTTGAGCGGCCGCCACTGCGCGGCCGTGCCATCGGGCGCCCACACGATCTCGTCGCGGAACGCGTCATAGCGCACGTCGATGCCGCACCAGTGCGCCGCGGCGACGGCGCAGGTGAGGTTGTCGATGGTGGCCTCGATGCGGCCGGCCTTGTCCCGCTGCAGCTTGGGCGAGGGCTTGGCCTGCTCACCGGCTGGGCCAGCCGGCGCCAGGTCGAACTCATCAAGCGCGGCGATGGCGCCCTGCCCCTTGCCCTTGGCCTTGAGGCAGTGCTCGCGCCACAGGTACAGCATGGCGCGGTCGTGGTCCTGGCGGCGATGGTCCAGCGCCACGGCCATGGCGTGCTCGTTGGTGGCCAGCACCGAGAGCACCGAGGCGTCGTCCAGCCCCGCAGCGTAGAGCGCCACGCCAGCGGCGTGCAACGTGCCCGAGCGGTCCCCGTCCACCTCACCAGTCTCGAGGAACGTGCGCACCCGGGCAGGTAGCGCCAAGCCCTCGAAGCTCAAACCCTCGGCCACGTCGGGCATGGTGAGGTCGATGACCTCGGCGCGCTCGCGCTTCTTGGCGTACTGCGCCGTGAGGTCTTCCAGCGCGAATGGGTCCAGCAGCGCCAGCTCGGCCGGCGTGCCCGCGACGTGGTGGCCGGTAAGGGTGAGGAATCGGGGCTCGTGGCCCGCGTAGACCTCAATACCCACATCGTGGTTGGTCCAGTCGAACTCAAGCGATCCCAGGCCCACGATGCGCAGGCCGCGGCCCGAGGGGCTAACTTCGGTGTAGCTGGGCAGCATCTCCATCACCACCTGGGCAAAGCCCGAGGGGTTGCCGGCCTCGTCCAGACAGTTGTCGATGTCGATGCCCACCACGCCAGCCTCGGCCGCGATGCCTGTGAGGCAAAGGCCCGCGCCGTGCAGCACGCCGGGGTGCTTGGCCAGGGCCGCCAGGGTTTGGTCGAACGAGCCCCAGCGGGCCGGCTTGACGGTCGAGAGGCCATACTGAGGGTCGCGGGGCTGGCGCGGAATCTTGTCCCACTTCTCACGCCGCGCGTTCCACACCGCCGCCCACGGCGCCCACCGCTTGAGTGCGCGCAGCTCGGCTGGGATGAGCGCGCCCGACTGCGCCAGGCGCAGCAGGCCATCGGCGCCAGGCGCGCCGGATTGTGTTGTTGAAGCCATTGCGATCATGTTGTTGGGTTGTCAGATGAGGCCGCCGATGAGCTGGCCGTCAATGCGCCTACCGATCCACCGCACCACCGGCACCGCCCACGAGTTGCCGAGCGCTTTGTAGCGCGGGCCATCCGGGCACTCGCCGGCCGACTTCTTGCGCCACGGGACTGCGGTGTAGCCGTCCGGGAAGCCTTGCAGGCGCTCGCACTCGGTGGGCGTCGAGGGTCCGCCAAGCGACTGCCCTTTTGGGTCCAAGCACAGCACCAGCGTGCGCCCACTTTCCCCCTGGCGGCTCCAGCGGCTCGTCTTCGCCGGCAATGCCTGCAAGGAAGCAACCGAAAGCGTTGTCGCGTGTAGAGAGGACTCCGGGCACGTTTTCCCAGAAGATGATGTCCGGCTGGTGGCCTCGGATTCGGCGCATGGTGTCGATTGCATCGGCGATCTCGCAAAAAGTGAGGGACAGATTGCCGCGAGCATCACCGAGAGAACGACGAAGACCGGCCACAGAAAACGCTTGGCACGGTGTGCCGCCACAGAACAGGTCCGGCGCCTCCACCTCGCCCGACAGGATGCGGGCCGCGAGGGTGGACATGTCGCCGAGGTTGGGGGTGTCAGGGTAGTGGTGCGCCAGCACCGCGCAGGGGAATGGCTCAATCTCGGCCAGCCACGCAGCGCGCCACCCAAGTGGATGCCACGCTACGCTGGCGGCCTCGATGCCGCTGCACACTGAGCCGAATCTCATGCCTCAGCCCCCAGCGCGTCGCCCGCGCCCACGAGGTCGCGCAGCATGGGCTTGACCAGCAGCACCCGGTCCACGCCCGTGTGCTGCTCGATCTCGCGGGCGCGCTGCACCGGCACCCACCCGCGGGTGCGCCAGATGGAGATAGCCTGCTGCTTGACGCCCAGCAGTGCCGCCAGCTTGGTCTGAGAGCCGACCGCGGCGATGGCGGCGTCCACCGCATTGGGCACGCGCGGCTGGCGCGGCTCGACCTGGCGGCGCTGCTGGCGCTGGCGGGTCTTGGTGCGGCTGGCCGCCTCGGAAGTCGCCCGCATGCGGGCCGGGGTGATCTTGGTTTGCATGATTTAAAACTAAGTGGTTGTAAAGACGGCACAACTATACAACCGCCACAACCACTTGCACAACCACCCCAGGCCCCCGGACAGACACTAGCAGCACGTCAGCCAAACAGCCGAACCCGCAACCGCGGGCTTTTTGTTGCCCAGCCCGACAACTTAGGGTTTTCCCTAGGTTGTAGTCACAACTTTGCGGTTGTACAGTTCAACCCATCGCAACACAGCAACCGGAGAGCAGCATGATCCAAGCAGCCATCACCCTCGGCGACATCCAGCGCGCAACACTGGCCGCCCGCAAGACCCGCGGCGACTTCATCAGCACGCGGCTGAACAAGGGCAAGCTGCAGGTGGGCTACTGGCTGACCGAGCGCAACCCCAAGGCGTCCGATTGGGTGGCCCTCACCGACTGGCTGGCACCCCGCGACGCCGTGGACACGCTGCTGGACATGGCCCAAGCCTGACCCGCCATGACCCTCATCCTAAAAATTGCATGTACCGCCCTGCTGTGGGCGATCCACCCCATCCTTGGCGTGCTGGCGCTGCTGGACACCATCGCATGGGCTCTTGACGAGTACGACCTTTGACCCCCAACCGGAGAGCAACATGACCAGCATCCAGATCCCCACCAAGACCCTCGCCGCAGCCGTGAGCATGGCGGCCAAGAAGGACATCCGCTACTATTTAAACACTGTGCTCATCGAGCTGGCGAAGGACGGCGAAACCTTCGTGGTGAGCACCAACGGGTCCGCGCTGTTCGCCGCCCGCCTCCCCCACCAGCACACCGACCAGCCGCGCACCTTGATGATCCCCCGCGACGTGGCCGAGGCCGCCGCCAAGACCCGCGCCGACCACGTGACCCTGCACATCGCAGACACCGGCACCGACCACTCGCTGACCACGGGCGCCGTCGAGCACAAGTTCACCCAGGGAGATGGCCGGTTCCCCGACTGGCGCCGCGTCATCCCGCCCACCAAACCCACGGGCGCAGGTGCGCACCTCGACGCCCGCCTGTCCTACGCCGCGGCCATGGCCGTGGACCTCGCCGAAGGCCACCCGAAGAAGAGGCAAGGCTGGAGCGGCCGGTGGGACTGGCACGGCCACGAGAATGCCGCAGTTTACGTGGGCGCTAGCGGGGAAAATGTCGCAGTAGTGATGCCCATTCGCCCGAACACCCTGCACAAGGCCACCCCCTTCAAGTTCTAAGGAGCACCAACATGGCCACCACGCCCTTCGCGTTCTTTACGGTCCCCGGCGACATTCCCCGAGCCACGAAGCCCGTGGCCGACCACATCCTCAAACTCGAGGCCGAGGTAGCCCACCTCCGCGGCCTGCTCACGCCCAGCCTCAACACCATCGACGCGAGGACCGCCATGCTGCGCGCCCAGGAAGCCGAGGCCGAGCGCGATCTACTGCGCGCCCAGCTCACCAAGGCGGTGCAAGAACGCGGCGAGGCCCGCACCCAGCTCACGACGCTGCGACAGTCGGCAGCCCGTGCGGTCACGCTTTCCAAAACTATCGCGGAAGGCTTGGACGCGCTGACCAAGCCCCGCTCTTAATTCGCCCCGACCCACAACCCTAGGGTGTTGCGACAACTCCGAAGTTGTCGCACAATCCCGCCCACAACTTTGAGGTTTTGATATGTCCGCCAAACCCATCGAACCAGGCAAGACCTACCTCGTGACGTGCAAGCACTTCACCGCGGTGATCTGCGCCAGCAACGCCGCCGACGCCATCGCGCAAGGCATCGAGCAACTCATCCTGAAGGGGGTGCAAGCATGAGCACCGCCCATCTGCCGAGCCTCACCGACGAGGAACTGGTGCGCCACGCCAGCTTCCGCCCCGCCCTCTCCTCCCTCGAAAGCGAGCTGCTGCGCCGACTGGAAGCCCGCATGTACCCCAGCGCCGAGCAGGAGCTGCGCCAAGCGCTGCAGGAGCTGCGCCAAGCGCTGCAGGAAGCTGAAGACAGCAGCGAAGCGCTGCGCGAGGAGCTCGAAAAGGTCAACCCCTTCTTGGTCGCCCTGCGCGCTGCCGACATCACCGACACCGTCACTCTGACCAAGCGGCTGCGCATTGCCAGCGCTGCCATCAACCTGTTCCACACCATCAACCACTGAAGCAACTGGAGAAAACCATGTTCCCAATGACCGTCACCATCCACAACCAGCAACAACTGCAGGCCGTCCTGGCCTCCATGCTCACGGCTGCGCTGCCGGCACGCGACGCCACACCGCTGCCCCCCATCGAGTCGGCGCAGGTCACCCAGGCCACCAAGGAGGTCGGCGCCGCGCCCGTGGGAAAGCCCAAGACCACCAAGAAGGAAACCACTGCCGCGACGGCCACCCCTGCCACTTCGCAGCCTACTGCCGAGGTGGGGGCGGCCGCTGCGCCCGCGCCGAAGGACACGAACACGCAGTCGTCCGCCACGCCGGAGTCTGCCGGTGCCGACTCTGCACAGGATGATGGCCAGGCCGAAGCCCCGACCTACCAAGACGCCGCCGCGGCCATCACCAAACTGTCCCGCGTCAAGGGCCGTGATGCCGCCGTCGCGCTGCTGGCCGAGTTCAACGCGGCCAAGCTGCCCGATGTCAAGCCCGAGCAGTTCGCCGCCATCATCGCCAAGGCCACGGCCCAGGCCGGGGAGTGAGCACCATGGCAGAACACGCCCGACTTTCGCCCAGCGGCGCGGCCAAGTGGCTGGCCTGCCCTGGTAGCCTCGCCATGGAGCGCGGCATCCCTGACACCTCCAGCGAGCACGCCGACGAGGGCACCGCGGCCCACGCGCTTGGTGAGATGGCCCTGTCCTCCGGCAAGGACTGCCGCGACTTTGAGGGCGACAGCATCGAAGTGGCCGGCCGCGAGTGGCGCGTCACCCGCGAGATGGCCGACTACGTGCAGGACTACGTGGCCGCCGTGCGCGCCCAGGTCGGTGCCGTTGGCGACCTGGCCGTGGAGCAGCGCGTTGACTTCTCCCACGTGGTAGGCGTGCCCGAGCAATTCGGCACGGCCGACGCCATCGTGCTCACCCCCGTGGCCGACGGATGCTATGAGCTGCAGATCCACGATCTGAAGTATGGCCGCGGCGTGGAGGTGGACGCCGAGGGCAACCCGCAACTGCGCATCTACGCGCTGGGGGCTTTGGGTGATCTCGAGCTGCTGTACAACATCTCGCAGGTCCGCACCTTTATCCACCAGCCGCGCCTCAGCCATGTGTCCGAGGAGCTGCTCACCGTGGCCGAGCTGCAGAAGTTCGCCAGCCAGGTGCGCGAGGGCGCGCAGCAGGCCATCCACTGGCTTGGCCAAGAGGACATGCCCAGCGCCGCGGCGCTCACCCCGGGCGAGAAGCAATGTCGGTGGTGCAAGGCCAAGGCCACGTGCCCGTCGCTGCGCGCCGAGGTGTCCGAGATGGTGACGGGCGCCAGCCCCTCGGATGTCGCGCTCGATGAGTTTGACATCCTGCCAGCCGACAGCACCACCGCTGAGTCCGAGCTGGCCCGCTGCATGGACAAGGTGGACCTCATCGAGTCGTGGTGCAAGGCAGTGCGCGCCGAGGTCGAGCGCCGCCTGCTGGCCGGTGACGGCGTGCCTGGGTACAAGCTAGTCGAGGGCCGCCGTGGCGCCCGCCAGTGGGCCGATGCCGAGCAGGCCGAGGCCGCGCTCAAGGCCATGCGGCTCAAGGTCGAGGAGATGTATGACCTCAAGCTCATCTCGCCGACCACGGCCGAGAAGCTGCACAAGGCCGGCGCCATCGGCCCGCGCCAGTGGCCCAAGGTGCAGGCACTCATCACCCAGGCCGAGGGCAAGCCCAGCGTGGCGCCCGAGAGCGACAAGCACCCAGCCATCACGGTGGCGCCCGCGCTCGATGAGTTCGACGCTGCCCCTAGCGCCAGCGCCGACACCAGCGCGGATGGGCTGGTGTGATGAGCCAAGCACCCGAGCAAGGGGCCACGCCGCCCCCGCCCATTCTCCCCGCTGAGGCTGTTGCTCTGCTTCAGCGGGCCGCACAAACCCCGGTCACACCGCGCGATCCGCTGGCGCGCGTCAAGGCCATCGAGCAAGCCAACCAGCGCATCCGCAACCTGTTCCCCCATCTTTTCCAAACGGAGATCTAAACCATGAAGCTGAAACTCGAAAACGTCCGCCTGGCCTTCCCCCAACTGTTCGAGGCCAAGACCGTCAACGGTGAGGGTGAGCCCGCATTCTCGGCCTCGTTCCTGTTCGCCCCTGACCACCCCGCCGCCAAGCCGCTGGCTGACGCGCAGGAAGAAGTGGGTAAGGCCAAGTGGGGTGCCAAGTGGCCCCAGGTCAAGAAGGAGATGGAAGCCAAGGACCGCATGGCGCTGCACGACGGCGATGCCAAGGCGAGCTATGTGGGCTTTGAGGGCAACCTCTACGTGTCGGCCCGCAACAAGGTGCGGCCCACCGTGGTGGACACCGACCGCAGCCCGCTGGTGGCCGCTGACGGCAAGCCCTACGCCGGTTGCTACGTCACCGCACTGGTCGAGCTGTGGGCGCAGGACAACGCCTATGGCAAGCGCATCAACGCCAGCCTGCGCGGCGTGCAGTTCAAGCGCGACGGCGACGCATTCAGCGGTGGCAGCGTGGCCTCTGACGACGAGTTCGACGACCTGAGCGAAGGCGCCGCGGCCGAAGACCTCGTGTGATGAGCCAAGAGCCCTGGGCACCCAGCCCGTGGCTCTTTGGTGAGGGGCGGCGCGCGGCCGCGCACCACCGGGCAAAGAGCTGCAAGACCCGGCGCCCCTCACCAAAGAGCAACGACAGCAGCACCATGACCACCACCACCCTTTACCTCGACCTCGAAACCTACAGCGAGACACCCATCACCCACGGCACGCACCGCTACGCCGAGGGCGCCGAGATTCTGCTGCTGGCCTGGGGCATCGACGGCGGCCCGGTGGCGGTGGTGGATGAGGCCAACGGCCAGCCCCGCCCGGCCGAGCTGCTCGAAGCGCTGGCCGATCCGGCCGTGATCGTGCGCGCGCACAATTCCCACTTCGACCGCACCGTGCTGCGCCACACCGGCACTCCCATCCCCGTGCACCGCTGGCGCGACACCATGGTGCAGGCGCTGGCGCACTCGCTGCCTGCCGGCCTGGGTGATCTGTGTGAGGTGCTCAAGGTGCCCACCGACAAGGCCAAGGACAAGGCCGGCAAGCAGCTCATTCAGCTCTTTTGCAAGCCCCGCCCGGCCGGCAGCAAGATCCGCCGCGCCAACAAGTTCACCCACCCGGCCGAGTGGGAACGCCTCACCGAGTACGCCGCGCTCGACATCCACGCCATGCGCGAGTGCGCCCAGCGCATGCCGGTGTGGAACTACCAGGGCAGCGAGCTCGCGGCCTGGCACCTGGACCAGCGCATCAACGACCGCGGGTTTTGCGTGGACTTGGAGCTGGCGCACGGCGCGCTGCGCGCAGTGGACCGGGAGCGAAAGCGCCTGGCCCAGCGCGCCAACAAACTCACGGACGGCGCGGTGTCTGCGGCCACGCAGCGCGACGCCCTTCTGGCCCACCTGCGGGCCGTCTACGGGGTGGAGCTGCCTGACATGCAGGCCAGCACGCTCGAGCGCCGGGTGCAAGACCCCGACCTGCCGGAGCCGGTGCGCGAGCTTCTCGCCGTGCGCCTGCAGGCCAGCACCTCGAGCACAGCCAAGTACAAAACCGTGGTGAACGCTGCGAGCAGCGACGGCCGCCTGCGCGGCACGCTGCAGTTCAACGGCGCCAGCCGCACCGGCCGGTGGGCCGGCCGGCTCTTTCAGCCGCAGAACATCGCCCGCGGAACCATCAAGAACCCGGCCGAGCTCGAGCTCGGCATTGAAGCACTCAAGACTGACACGGCGGACCTCATCTATGGCGACTGACACCCGGTACTCCATCATGGACCTTTGCTCATCCGCCATCCGCGGGTGCATCATCGCGCCGCCCGGCAAGAAGCTGGTGGTGGCCGACCTCTCCAACATCGAAGGCCGCATGCTCGCGTGGCTGGCCGGTGAGGACTGGAAGCTCCGCGCGTTCGCCGAGTTCGACGCCGGCACCGGCCCCGACCTCTACGCCGTGGCCTATGCCAAGAGCTTCGGTGTCACGCCCGAGAGCGTGATGGAGGACAAGAAGGCAGGCGGCAACCAGCGCCAGGTCGGCAAGGTGCAGGAGCTGGCCCTGGGCTACGAGGGCGGGGTAGGGGCGTTCTTGACATTCGCCGCGGCCTACCGGCTGGACCTCGAGGAGATGGCCGACCAAGCCATTGACGCCATCCCCCAGCACATCATGCTCGAGGCGCGCGACGCGCTGGCCTGGGCCAAGCGCAGCAAGCGCGACACCTTCGGCCTGCCAGATCGCGCCTGGCTGGTGTGCGAGTCGTTCAAACGCTCATGGCGCTACGCGCACCCGGCCATCTCATCGTGGTGGCGTGAGCTCGGTGACACCGTGCGCCAGGCAATCACCGAGCCGGGCGTGACGTTCACCAGCCGCCGCCTCAAGATCCGCCGCGATGGTGCCTGGTTGCGCGTGCGCCTGCCCTCGGGCCGGTTCCTGTGCTACCCCTCGCCCGCGCTCGAGGACAACACCATCACGTACATGGGCACCAACCAGTACAGCCGCAAGTGGTGCAGGCTCAAGACCTACGGGGGCAAGCTCGCCGAGAACATCACGCAGGCCGCGGCGCGCGACGTGCTGGTGGCCAACATGCCGCTCATCGAGGCCGACGGCGCCGAGGTGGTGCTAACCGTCCACGATGAGGTGATCGCTGAGGCGCCCGACTCCCCCGAGTTCACGGGCGAGAGGCTGGGCAATCTGCTGGCCACAGTGCCGCCCTGGGCCGATGGCCTGCCGCTGGCCGCTGGTGGGTTCGAGGCGTACCGCTACCGCAAAGACTGATTAGGGTTTTCACTAATACAACTCGTTGGTTGTCACAACTACAGTCACCACATCACAACCAACGAGGAACAGCGCCATGCGCCTGAAAACCTTTGTCCGAAAGTTCCGCCTCTACCGCTCGATTGGCCTCATCTTCATCATCGCGTGGGAGCTGGCCAATGGCCGCGCCACCGACACACCCAGCAACTACCGCGACACCCGCGGCGGCCGACCCGTCTACCGCTGCGCGCTGTGCGGTGGCGAGCACCCCCGCTCGCGCTGCCCTGGGGGAGACATCCATGCGGGAGGCTGACATCGAGCGGCACCTCGTGGCGAGGGTCAAGGGGCTCGGCGGCGAGGTGCGCAAGGTACGGTGGATCGGCCGCAACGGCGCGCCCGACCGGCTGGTGATGCTGCCCTACGAGAAGGTGATATTCAACACCGCCATCTGGGTCGAGCTCAAGAACCCCGACACCATCAAGACTTTCCCGGCCGACGCCCGCGAGCGCGCCCAGTACCGTGAGCACCAGCGCATGCGCGCCATGGGCCAGCGCGTGGAGGTCATCGGCACCATCGAACAAGTGGAGGATCTGCTGAGATGAGAAAGCGCAGCCGCTACAAACCGAGGCCCATGCTGGCCAACCCCGTGGCCTACGTGCTCGAGAGCGTTGGCCCGCTGGCGCAGCATGCGGACCACCTGATCGAGCTGAAGGTGAAGAACCACGCGGCCATGCTGGCACTCACGCAGGGCCAAGCCGCGCGGCCCGAGATGGACGTGCTCATCGCCATGAGCAACATGACCGAGGCGCTCACCCGCATGGGCTTCGGTGACGCGTTCACCGAGGTGGCCCGCGCGGGCCAGCAGGCGCTGCTGGCCGTGTGCCGGCGCGGCGCGGCAACCTGCCACTTCGCGCTGCGCTACGAGGAGCGCGTGGCGCTCAACGAACTGCTCGACCTGCACGACGCGCAGATGTCAGTCATCACCGTGGGCGAGCTGGACAAAGCCCTCGCCATGATCGCCAAGGAGCGCCGCGCTGGCCGCATGGAGCGGATCGACAACCACACCACCGAAAGGACTGTATGACCACCACCGAACAACTGGCGCAGGCGCTGCGCGAATGTGCTGAAGCCGCATGGCACAAAGACTCACACCAAGTTTACTTTGACAGCACGGTGGCCTTCAGCCCCTACTACAACTCCTACGGGCTGGACGGCATCCAGCGAGAGGAGTTTCTTGGGGAGCACGATTGCATCGTGTGGCCCTGCGGCAGTGGGCGGAAGTGGTCTGCCTACTGCACGTACCAAGGAAGTTTGTGGTTTGAGAGTTTCGACACGGTTGAAGAGGCCAAAGCCGTGTGCATGGAGCTACTCGCCAAGGTCTCGCCAAATGACCCTTTCGTGAAGGCCTGCGCGCTGCTGGCCGCCCACGAGGCGGAGAAGGCCAAGGCCGCGCCCGTGGCCGTGCCGCTGACGGATGAAGAACTGCGCGATGCATTGCGTCAATGCCCACACGACGCAGTTGAAAACCTGCGCG